GTTAAACAAATATTTTACAGTTCCTTACGGTCCTAAAGGTATACAAACTCCTTTACAATCCGAAGAGGTAAACCGACTAAATAATGGAACATTTGAAGAAAGTACAATGGACCATTTACATAACATTGTTGCGAACAAGCAGCATAAGACAGTAAAGTTTGCAAATGGAAAATCTCAAAAGGTTGACCATTACACAGCAAGTGCTATGACAAATGTACATAAGAATTTAAATGATGTTAATAAAAAGAAATATGCTGACTTGGTACATAAAAGTCCTGAACACTTTAGAAGAGGTTCAGACTTCGCATTTAAAGCCCACAGTGCTGCTGGTGGTAATAAAGCTAAAGATGCAAAATGAGTTTTTTAGACTTACTTATAGCTAATAAGTTAGACGAAGCAAAAGAATTAATTCATGCTCGTCTAAATGAGATATCAGCTAAGTATCTAGAAGAAGCAAAAAAGTATGAAGCAGCTGATAGATTTGATTGGACTGAAGAAGAGTCAATCGAAGAAATAGACGAAGCTACTAAAAGAAACCCAAACATAATAAACATGGGTCGTGTTAGAAGAATTCGTAAAAGAATAAGGCGTAATAAAAAAGGTAGAATCACGGTTCAGAAAAATAGAAGGCGGTCTAGACTTAAAGGCTATAAGATTTCTGGAAATACGGTAAGAAGAATACCTGCAACAACAAGATTGAAGAAAGCTAGATTATTAAGAAGAGCATGGAAAACAACAAGAAGAGCGAAACTGCGCCGCTCTCTCATTAAAAGAAGAATGTCTTTGCGTAGAAGAAGTGCAATGGGATTAAAATAAAATGACACAAAATATACAAGTACAATCGGCCGAAGTTACATTAACAATTCTTGGTGCAGCCAGTCCCACAATTGCTACAGTTGCTGTAGCAGATACAGCTTTTGGGATAACAATATCAACAGGTGCTCCAGTTAATGTTGGTGATACAATAATAGTAACTGGTACACAACCAGCTGGTCGTATCGTAGGATATACTAATGGTACAAATAATTTCTATAGAGTTAAACAGGTTACTGGTCAACTCGTTGGCGGAAATGAATCAGATGTACAGGCATGGCCACTTTCAGTAACAGCTCAACTTGAAAATGTAGATGGCACAGCAGTTGTTACAACTACTGGTGCTACAACAGGTTTAACATTTAAAGTTAATGGTAGTCCTCAAAATATTAATTATGCGAGACGAGTAAGACTTATTAATACTGCAACTGCGACAAATAAAATTACAGTAACGACAGCTGCTGGTGCTATTAAAGGTTCGTTTACAATGAGTGCCGCTCTTGTGGCAGGAAACAATCAATCTATAGCATATGTAGTTAAAGAATATGATGATAAAATTTATGCAGCAGGTGCTTGTCTTGGTACAAAAATAGCTCTCGGAGAATAATAGAATGAAACTAATAAGAGAAACCGTAGAAAATGTTAATTATTTAACAGAGACAACGGAGTCAGGTAAAAAAAGATTGTTTATTGAAGGCACCTTTCTAGTCGGCGACCAAGTAAATCGTAATAATCGAATGTATAAAATGGATACACTTAGAAATGAGGTTAAACGCTATAACGAACAGTATATTAAGACTAATCGGGCATTAGGTGAATTAGGACATCCTGACACACCATCAATTAACCTTGAAAGAGTATCACATAAAATTGTAAAATTAGAAGAAGATGGTAATACATTTTACGGCAAAGCACAAATTTTAGAAACACCCTATGGAGAGATTGTTAAAAATTTCATAGAGAATGATGTTAGTATCGGTGTATCATCGAGAGCTTTAGGCTCTGTGGTACAATCTAAAGAAGGATATAATTTAGTGCAAGATGATTTAAAACTTGCAACCGCAGCTGATATTGTTGCTGACCCTTCAGCTCCAGGTGCTTTTGTTAATGGCATAATGGAAAATAAAGAATGGATGTTTGTCGAAGGACGATTTGTTGAATCAGATTTTGACCATGCTAAACGAACAATAAAGAGAGCTTCTGCTAGAGAAATCGAAACTGTTGCTTTAAATTTATTTGAAACATATTTACGAAAACTTTAAAATTATAAATAGAAAAATACACAAGGAGAAATTCTAATGGCAATAAACAAATTAATGGAAGCGGCTGCAGATATTCTTGCTCAAAGCAAGCGTAACGCAGGCTCTATGCCAATGCAAAAAATGGCTGGCTCAGAGGTCGAAGATTTAGGAGGAATGGATAATAAAACAGCCACTAATCCTGGAGATTCTATCAAAGTTAAAGCTACAGACGAAAAAGGCAATCACGCCAAAAATGTTGCAGACTACAAAATGCATCCATCGGCTGCATCGGCTAGTCAAAAAAATGAAGACACTGTAGAAGACGAAGAGGTTTTAGAACCTGTAGAAGACGAAACAGTAATCGTTGAAGATGACGATGACGATGACAAAGATGAAAAAAAGAAAAAAGACGATTCTGATTCAGACGAAGATGACGATGACGATGAAGACGATGAAGAAGAAGATAAAAAAAGGAAAGAAAAAATGAAAGAAGATATCGATGCACTATTTGCTGATGATAAAACAATTTCAGAAGATTTCCGTGCTAAGGCATCTACAATCTTTGAAGCTCGTGTTCTTGACCGTGTTGTTCAGATTGAAGAAGAAATCGAAGCTAAGTATGCTGGTCAGTTAGAAGAAACTGTTGATGCTATTAAAGTAGATTTAACAGAAAAAGTTGACGGCTATCTTTCTTATGTTGTAGAACAGTGGATGGGTGATAATGAAATCGCTATTGAATCTGGTTTACGCTCAGAACTAACAGAAGAGTTTATCTCAGGAATGAGAAATCTATTTGCTGAACATTATATTGATGTTCCTGCAGAAAAAGTTGATTTAGTTGACGAGTTAGCTACTAAAGTTGAAGAACTTGAAAGCAAACTTGACGAAGAAATTGAGAGAGGCATTGAATACAAAAAAGATTTAATTGAATCTCGCAAAAATGAAATTACTCATCAAGTGACAGAAGGTCTTATTGATACTCAAGTTGCAAAAATCAAAACACTCGCAGAGAGCGTTGAATTCTCCACAGAGGACGAATACACAGGAAAACTTGAATCAATCCGTGAGAACTACTTCCCTACAGGAATTAAAAAACCAGGTGAAGAAATGTTACATGAAGAAATAGAGTCTGCAGAAGAAGCTGCTGCCGCAAAAACAAAGTCATTTGACCCATTTGTTAATGCTGTGACATCTGCAATTAGTAATACAAAGAAATAATTATAATAACAATTTAGGAGTACACAATGTATTTGTCCGAATCACTACAAACAAAATGGGAAGGCGTACTAAATCATCCAGATTTAGCACCTATTGCTGACCCATACAAGAAAGCAGTTACCGCTGTTATTCTTGAAAATCAGTATAACGAAATGTCAAAAGACCAAACTGGTTCTACTAGCATGCAACAACTTGACGAAGCTGCACCTGCTAATGCAACTGGCGCTAACATCGGTAACTTTGACCCAATCTTAATCTCACTAGTTAGGCGTTCTTTACCTAACTTAATCGCATATGATATATGTGGCGTTCAACCAATGACAGGACCTACTGGTCTTATCTTTGCAATGCGTTCTACATATACTACACAAGGCGGCGCTGAAAACTTCTACAACGAAGTTAATCCAGGTTTCTCTGGTGATGGTAATACTGGTTCTGCTCTACAAGTAGATGCTACTGCAGCTGCTGGTGGTAACGATGCTAGAACATTTACAAATAATGCTGCTGCAGGTATGGCACCAACTGGTATGACTACTGCTCAGGCAGAAGCTGGTATCGCTGGTAACACATTTGCTGAAATGGCATTTAAAATCGAAAAAGTAACTGTTACTGCTGTATCAAGAGCACTTAAAGCAGAATACTCTATCGAATTAGCACAAGACTTAAAAGCAGTTCACGGTCTTGACGCTGAAACAGAATTAGCTAATATCCTTTCTGCTGAAATTCTTGCAGAAATTAACAGAGAAGTTGTTAGAACTATCTACAAGACTGCTAAAATTGGTTGTCAAGTAGGAACAACATCTGCTGGTAATTTTGATTTAGACACTGATTCAAATGGTCGTTGGATGGTTGAGAAAATTAAAGGTCTTGCATTCCAATTAGAAAGAGAAGCAAATCAAATTGCTAAAGAAACTCGTAGAGGAAAAGGTAATTTCATCCTTGTTACTTCTGATGTAGCTTCTGCTCTTGCAATGTCTGGTCTTTTAGACTACAATCCTGCTTTACAAGCACAAACTAACTTAACTGTAGATGATTCAGGTAACACATATGCAGGTATGCTATTCGGTAGAATTAAAGTCTATATAGACCCATATGCTATCACAAGTACTACATCTAAAGAGTTTGCAGTTGTTGGTTATAAAGGCTCAAACGCTTATGATGCTGGTCTGTTCTATTGTCCGTATGTTCCATTACAAATGGTTCGTGCAGTTGATACTGGTACATTCCAACCTAAAATCGGTTTCAAAACACGATATGGTATGCAAAGAAATCCATTCTCAGCTGGCACTGCTGCTGCTGGTAATGGTGTTGGCGCTGCTGTAGCAAATGTTTATTACCGTTCATTCAAAGTTTCTAACTTAATGTAGTCACTTTGACTCACATTTATTTGTGAGTAGTAATGAAGATTCACGAAAAGGTACCCACTAGAAATAGTGGGTATTTTTTTGTCTGCTATTTGTTGTTAATAATGACTGCTAAAATAACAACAATTCAATTTGTTGTTAATAATGACTGCTAAAATAACAACAAATTAACTAGCATAAATAGATGATATAATAATAATAGTATGGACAAAATAAATGGCAGCTACAGATAGAAATCCAGTTAATCCTAATTTTCTTCAACCAAACAAATATGTTTTGAATTTTGGGAGACTACCGAATATGTCATATTTCTGCCAATCGGTTTCAGTTCCAGGCATCTCAATGTCTGAAACTCCTCAATCTACTCCTTTCGTAGACATCTTTGCTCCTGGTGATAAAGCAATTTACGATATATTCAATGTAACATTTTTGATTGATGAGAGAATGGGTTCGTGGATTGAAGTTCATGATTGGATTCGTGCTATGACATTTCCAGAAAATTTTGAAGATTATAAAGGTCTCAGTAAACTTAACAAAGCCGCTACATTAACTCAGACTAAAACTCCTCAATATTCTGATGCAACACTAACAATTTTATCATCATCTAATATTCCTTATGTTAAAATTCATTTTAGAGATGCTTTCCCAACCACTCTTTCCACATTTATCATGTCAGCTGGTTCTGGCCCTGATGAACTGTTGACTGCAGATGCCACTTTTCGGTACACTTACTTCGATATAGAAAAACTTTACTAAAACGCTTGACAACAGGTTACAGTCCTGTTATAATCCATACTAATTGGAGATTTATATTATGAAACAACTAGAAGAGTTACTTGAGATGTGGAGAAAAGATTCTGAACTGGACCGAACAGAGCCAGGTAAAGAACTTACAAAGATTCCACTACATCATAGTAAATATTTAAACATACTTTCTCACCATAGATTACTCGTTAAAGATGCTAATTTTAAATTAAATCGTATGAAACGATTGAAGTGGGAATATTATACAGGTAAGTTAGATGATGAAGACTTGAGTAAACATGGATGGGAGCCATTTCCATATGTTCTTAAGTCTGAAATAACCACATATCTTGATAGTGATGAAGACATCAACAAGTATAAAGCATCTAAAGCTATTCATGAAGAAATCGTAACTGTATGTGAAGCTATCTTAAAAGAACTTCATAGCAGAACATTTCAGTTAAAGTCGTTTATTGATTGGGAAAAATTCATTCAAGGCGTATAAATGACTGATACTATTCAACTACATAAGTTAAACGAAGCCTTCATAAAGGTTGAGTGTGAAAGAGGACTTGCTCAAGAGTTATCTGACCACTTTACATTCCATGTTCCAGGTTATCAATATACTCCGGCATATAAAAGTCGAGTTTGGGACGGAAAGATAAGGCTTCTAGACTTAAGAAACTTTCAAATATATCATGGTCTTACTCCATATATTAAAGAGTTTTGTGATGAACGAGGGTATGAATGTTTAATTGATGATGATGTTAATTCAACTGATGTATTTTCGGTTGTCGAAGCTAAAGAGTTCGCTGATACACTAAATCTCCCTCACATAGTTAGAGACTATCAACTAAAGTCATTCATCACTGCTATACGCAATAAAAGGCTTCTCCTGTTGTCTCCAACAGCGTCTGGTAAGTCTTTAATATTATACTTGATAGTCAGACATCTTTTGTCCAATGAGCTGAAAAAAGGTCTTCTAATCGTTCCTACAACCTCGCTTGTTGAACAGATGTATACTGATTTTAAATCGTATGGATTTGATTCTGAAAAATATTGCCATAGACAATACTCTGGTAAAGAAAAACACACAAACAATTTTTTAACAATTACAACATGGCAATCTGTTTATAAAAACTCACCCGATTACTTTGAACAATTTGATTTTGTATTAGGTGATGAAGCACATCAATTTAAAGCTAAATCATTGGCAACAATTATGTCTGCTTGTACTAATGCTAGATATAGAATAGGAACAACAGGTACATTAGACGGCACACAAACACATCGTTTAGTACTAGAAGGACTTTTTGGTCCTGTTTATCAAGCAACAACTACTGCAGATTTAATTGCAAAGAAACATTTATCTGATTTTAGTATAAAATGTTTGGTGTTGAAATATTCTGAACCAGTTTGTAAATTATGTAAAACATGGGACTATCAACAAGAAATTGATTATATTGTTAAGAGCAATGCTCGTAATGATTTTATAAGAAACTTGGCACTATCACTCAATGGTAATTCACTCATACTATTTCAATTTGTAGAGAAACATGGTAAAGCTTTATATGCTAATATAAAAGAACATGCGAAAAAAAGAAAAGTTTTTTTTGTATTTGGTGGAACTGATACCGAAACA